TTGCGCGCCGCGGTGGTGGCGGGTGCAAGACGGCCGTCACGAGCCTGATCCAATCAACGGGAGATGCGATGAGGTTGACGCGATGAACCCGGAGCAACCCTCAAGCGACTACCTCGCCGCGCTCGATTGGCGCTTTGGTGGCTCGTGCATGGGCGGCTGGTGCGCCGTGCGCGATACCTGCGCGCTGTACCGTCCCGGAGATCCGGCAACGCCAGTAGAGCGGCTGTGCGCTCCGGGCGGGCATGATGCGCGTGTGTATCGGCGTACTGTCCCTGCGGCGACTTCGCCACGGTACACAGGACGGCCGACCTCGGTGTTCGAGTGGCAACAATGACGACCTGGCTAGACGGCCGAATGCAAACCGTCCCCGCCGACGATCCGCGCCTGGCCGAGATCGAAGCGCAGCGTGTGCGGTGCGCTCACGTCGCAAACATGCGGCGGATCGACATCCACGGCCGGCGCGACTACCTGGCGAACGTCGAGCGGCGCGAAGGGCCCGGAGCGCGGGCGATGCTCGAAGATGCGTTCAGGGCGGATTGGGAGCGGCGCCGCCCGACCGGCCCCGGCGCAGAGTGATCCCAGCCCGCTGGCACGCGCGGACAAGCGTCGAATTGGCGACTCCGACCGCTTTTGCCGCGTCGCGCAGGGTCAGACCGGCGCGGATGAGGGCGATGCCGGAGTCTGTGCGGGCTAGGTTGCGGCGCATGGCATCACTCCGATTGCATGGCTGTAATCAGGCCGCTGATCTGCTGCTGCAGGCGCGCGGCGTCGGCGATCATGGGCAGGATGACAAGCGCTTCGACGGCTCCGGCGGACTTGAGCGCGTCTTGCAGTTCGCGCGTGGCGAACTTCGCAGAGTCGAGGGCTTTGAAAAGGGGTTCGATGTTCATGATTGCGCCTCCTACAGCCCGAAAGACCGCGCAAGGGCCGCCGCTTCTGCCGGGTCCGCATCAATCGCGTCGCTGATGCCGGCTCTGTATTCGCGGCGGAAGTCTTCGCGGCTCAAGTTGCTGAGCGAACCGTATTGCAGGCGAAGGTACCCTTCGACCAGCACGGCGCGCGCTGGGGTGATCTGGAGAGTCTCGGCGAGGATGGTTTGATACATGGTCTTCACTCCGGTTACGCGCTACGGGGTGCAGCGCATGAATAGAATTGTGCGCGTATGCGATGACAAGTGCAACCATAGAAAAGTTGTTATTGTGCGCATTGATATTTCAAGATAAAAGGGATACACTGGGCACATGGTCGAGGTTACGTTGCCGTGGCCCCCTAGCGCGCTGTCGCCTAACTCTCGGGCGCACTGGCGCAAGCTCGCGTCGGTCAAAGCGCTGTATCGCCGCGCCTGCTGGGCGCTCACGCGCGAGGCTGCCGGGCTGGACTTCCCGCGGCCGATGTCTGGCATGGTGGACGTGTCGCTGGAGTTCGTGCCGCCAGACCGCCGGCCGCGCGACCTCGACAACTGCATCGCCAGCATGAAAGCCGGGCTCGACGGCCTGGCCGACGCGCTGCAGGTGGACGACCGGCGCTTCCGGCTGATTGCGCAGATGGCGGCGCCTGGAACTGTCGGCGGCATGGTCCGCGTCAACATCGAAAGCGCGCACAAATGACGGCAACCATGGTCCCCAACTGGGCGCAGATCATCAACGAGCTGGCGACCGCCGGGCACAGTTCGCGCGAAATCTCTTGCGCGATGCAGACGCAGATCACCGACCGCATGATCCGCTGGTACAGCGACGGTATGCAGCCCGCTTGGTGGCGCGGCGACCTGCTGATAGGCTACTGGTGCTCAGTGATGCGCCGCGAGCGCTCAGACGTGCCCATGACGGAACTCCAGCGCGGGTATCGCGCCCAGAGCAACCACGAGACCGGCCCGCGCCTGCAGGAGCTGCCTAAGTGGCCGGTGGCTGTGCAGGTGGCGCCGATCAAGCGGCGCAAGAGGGAGGCGGCTTAGGCTGTTGCTAAATGGTCACACTAACGAAAAGTGGCCTGCCATCGAGGCGCAAACCGCCCGAGAAGCGCGGCAGCCGCAAGGGCATTCCGAACAAGGTCACAAAGGACTTGAAGGACATGATCCTCGGCGCCCTGCACCGCGCAGGCGGCGAGGACTACCTGCTGCAGCGCGCCAAGGACGAAAACCCGACGCCGTTCCTCGCACTCGTTGGCAAGTGCCTGCCCAAGGACTTGCAGGTCACGGCGACGGTGACACTCACCGACCTGCTGCGCGAGGTCGAGGCGCGGCGCGCGAAGCGTGGAACCTGACACCCTGGCCGACCTGCAGCGCGACCCGCTGGCGTTCGTCACGACGTGCTTCCGCTGGGGCGAGGGCGAGCTGGCAGACAGCAGTGGACCGCGCCAGTGGCAGCGCCAGGTGCTCGCCGACATCGGCCAGCGCATCAGCGACGGCGCCGAGGCCGACGAGGCAATCCGCCTGGCAACCGCCTCGGGCCACGGCATCGGTAAGAGCTGTCTCGTCGCAATGGTCATCCTTTGGGCGCTGGTCACGCGCATCGACACGCGCGGCGTCGTCACGGCCAACACCGAGAAGCAGCTCACGACGAAGACGTGGCCCGAACTCGCCAAGTGGCACCGGCTGTGCATCCTGGGCGGCTCGTTCGTCTTCACCGCGACGAGCCTCTACAGCGCCGACCCGGCGCACGAGAAGACATGGCGCGTTGACGCGATCCCCTGGAGCCTGAACAACACCGAGGCGTTTGCCGGCCTGCACAACAAGGGCCGGCGCGTGCTCGTGATCTTCGACGAGGCTTCGGCCATCGCCGATGAGATATGGGAGGTCACCGAAGGCGCTTTGACCGACGCGGACACCGAGATTCTGTGGCTCGCCTTCGGCAACCCGACGCGCAACACCGGGCGCTTCCGCGAGTGCTTCGGGCGGCTGCGCCATCGCTGGGCGGTGCAGCAGATCGACTCGCGCGAGGTCGAGGGAACGAACCTCAAGCAGATGCAAGCCTGGGTCGAGGACTACGGCGAGGACTCGGACTTCGTGCGCGTGCGCGTCCGGGGCGTGTTCCCGCGGGCCGGAGTGAGCCAGTTCATCAGCGGCGAGGTGATCGAACTGGCGCAGAAGCGCCAGCTCGCCTTCAGGGACGACGGCGCGGCGATGATTCTCGGCGTGGACATCGCGCGCTTTGGCGATGACCAGAGCGTGATCCGTGGCCGCAAGGGGCGCGACGGGCGCGTGATCCGGCCGATCAAGTGGCGCGGCATGGATACGGTCTACAGCGCCGGTCGGATCGCCGAGGCGATCATGCTCTACAAGCCCGAGGCGGTGTTCATCGACGGTGGTGGCGTCGGCGGGGGCGTGGTGGACATCCTCAAGGCGCGCGGGTTTCGCATCGTCGAGGTGAACTTTGGCAGCGTCGCGCGCCAGGCGCTCAAGTACGCGAACAAGCGCGCCGAGATGTGGGGCGACATGCGCGACTGGCTGGAGACTGGCGTCATTGACCCGGATCAGCAGCTCTCGGACGACATGCAGGCGCCGGAGTACGGGTTCGACAAGGACGGCCGGCTGCAGCTCGAACGCAAAGCGGACATGAAGAAGCGCGGCCTGGCTTCGCCCGACGACGGCGACGCATTCGCACTGACCTTCGCCGAGCCGGTGCAGCGTACCGACGTGCGCACCAGCACGCACCGCCCGCCCAGGCTGCCGGCACAGCAGGGATACAGCGTCCTCGACTGACTGGGTAAAACGCTCCCGGCAGCGTGCGGAACAATCCCCGGCACTCAGTCTGCCGGGAGTTCCGCGCATGTCGTTCCTCCGTCCAAAGGCCCCGGCCATGCAGCCGCTGCCGCCGCCGCCAGTCATCGAGGACACCTCAGCCAAGGAGCAGGAAGCCTACGATGCACTGCGCCGCCGCAGGGGCCGCGCCGCGTCGATCGTGAGCCAGGGCCCGGCGCCGATGACGGCGGCCAAGACGCTGCTGGGCGAGTAGATGGGCCGCAGATACCTCCCGGTAGGCGGGCTACAGCGCGAATACGACGAGGCTACGGGCTCGTTCCTGCGCGTGGTCGATTCGCAGAAAGAGACGTTCTCGGCGACGCCAGACCTCGAACAGGGGCTCGTCGTCATGGCCTCGTCGTTCGGAGCGATCGGCGACGGCACGACCAACGATGCCGCGTCGATTCAGGCCGCGATCGACTACGTGGCCGATTTCGGCGGCGGTACGGTCGTGCTCACGCCTGGGGTATACACCGTCGCGTCGGGCCTCGTCATCAATACCCCGTTCGTGCGCCTGGTCGGCGCCGGCTGCGGCTGGTTCTCGGGCACGCACACCGAGCGCGCGACGACGATCAAGTACACAGGCGCTGGCGGCACGGTGCTCACGTTGACATCAGTCAGCGGCGCGAGCAACCAGAAGGTCGCCGACTGCGCGATCCTCGGCATCGCCATCGACGGCAACAGCCTCGCGGCTACCGGGCTGCTGGTGGCGTCGGTGAACCAGTGCGAGTTCGACGTGAGCATCGCCGGCTGTACGTCGGTGCAGTGCGAGTGGAAGACGGTCGCCACGCTGGCCGACACGACGAACAACCAGCACAACCGGGTCAAGCACCTGCGCGTGCGTGCCACTGGCTCGGCCAACGGTATCAAGTTCGACACCGACGTACTGCCGGGCAACACGAGCATGAACGTCTTCGGCTACCTCTACGCGCAGCACGTTGACGGCTACGGCGTGCGCCTCGGGAACACCGACAACAACGTCTTCGAGCACATCGTCTGCAACGGCACCGGGACCGGCATCGGCATCGTGCTCGGCGCGGGCGACAACACCACGCGCCTGAACTGCCGGGCGAACAACATCCTGATCTGCTCGCCGGGCGATGGCGGAGTGACGGCCGAGGGCACGCCGACCGACGTGCTGCCGAGCGCCAGCAACCGCATCTGGTTCTACGACAAGGACAACGCCACCCCCGACCCGATCATCGAGGCCGATGCGTCGCTGTCGTGGGCGACGACAGATAGCGTAATGACCGGCTGGGGTTTCGCGTCCTCTGGATTCGGCAATAGCGAGGCGAACGTCATCAACGCCATCGCGCAGGCTATCTCGGCGTCATTCCCGCAGGTCATCGTCAGCGGCAACAGTCATCACATCCAGCTCGACAACGGTGCCGATGGCAAGTGGAATATCAATGTCGATGCGGCTACCGACTGCCTGCTGCTGGAAAAAGCCGACACCGGCGGGCATGTCGGCATCACCCTCTCCGCCGTCGAGAACTTCGCCAACGACGGCGCAGCAGCGGCCGGTGGCGTCGAGGTCGGCAGCATCTACCGCAATGGTTCCGTGCTGATGATCCGGGCTGTTTGATGGACTTCGACACCCTCTGCCGGCGCTTCGACGCTGCGCGCAACAACCGCGGCACCTGGGACGACACGTTCCAGCAGATCGCCGAGCGCGTGCTGCCGCAGGCGGCCGACTTCGGCATGACGCGCAGCCCAGGCGAGCGGCGCACCGAGAAGATGTTCGACGGCACGGCAGCACTTGCCGCCTATCGCGCCGTCGCGGCCGTGTCGTCGTTCTTCTGGCCCTCGAATCAGCGATACCAAAAGCTGACCACGACCGACGAGGCGCTCAACAAGGTGCATCGCGTCAAGGTCTACATGGACGAGATGACGGACCTGCTGTTCAAGGCCCGGTACTCCCCGCGCGCTGCGTTCGAGGCGCAGATGGGCGAGGCGGCGCTGCAGTGGTTCGTCTTCGGAACCGGCCTGCTGTTCGTCGAAGACAACATCAAGGCGCAGTCGCTGTCCTACCGCTCGCTGCACCTGGGGCAGACCTACATCACCGAGGGCGTGGCGGGCAAGGTGGACACGGTGTTTCGGTGCTGGAAGTGGAGCCTGCGCAACATCGACCGCAAGTGGCCCGGCAAGCTGCCGTCGCGCTATGCGTCCAAACTCTCGCAGACACCAGACATGGAGATCGAAGTAGCGCACGCCGTGCTGCCGCGTG